TTTCTTACGCATTGACCAAAAATATTTGCGACCAACATACATCTTACCCGTCACTCGATCAGTGATAAGATAGACAAACCCGTAGGATTTGCCGATATCCTCGCTTGTAAACGGGGCACCGTCAAATTCCCACGGGTTATCATAATCTAATGTCATAGACGAAGCTCCTAGTCCTCGTCTATGTATTCCTCATCGTCGTCATCATCGTCGTCATCTTCTATGTCCAGAGGGTCACCGCAGAATGGGCAAAACTCTGGGGCATAAAAGATGCCGTCTTGATCAGTCTTATAAACTAGCGTAAATTCTGCATCACACGACCCGCATGTGATTTCATCTTCCTCTTCAAAATCAAGCTGCGCCGACTTTAGTTTTTTCTCCATGCGAGTATGCCTCCTCCCAGGTGCCAGTAAGACCCGCGACTTCATATTCGGTGACGCGGTTCTCAAAGAAGTTGGTGTGATCAGCACCATTAAGCACCCATTCGAGCCAGGGCAGAGGGTTGTCCTTCACCTTGAAGTTAGGCTTCAGACCCAGCTGTAGGAGGCGCCTATCCGTTATATAGCGGATGTATGACTTTACCTCATCAGCCGTCAGACCATTAACATCACCCATCGCATAGGCTAGATCAACAAACTTGTCTTCAAGCTTTACTGCCTGTCGAGCCATTTCATAGATTTGCTGCTTGAAGTCGTCATTGACGATGCGAGGGTGTTCAGCACAGAAGGTACGGAAGAGAAATGCGTTACCTTCTACGTGAATACTTTCATCGCGGATCGACCATTCAACAACCTTACCCATACCCTTCATCTTACCGAATCGCTGAAAATTCAGTAGCATGACGAAAGATGCGAATAGCGCGACACCTTCATTGAACACAGACTTAGCAAGCGCAAGACCAAGCCCACTCTTTGTGCTTGTATCAGCCTCAGTCATGAAGTCAATCTTGTCGGCCATCTCCTTGTATTCAAGAAATGCAAGATACACATCATCAGGCAGACCAAGAGTATCATTCAGAAGTGCATAAGCACGCTGGTGTACGCCTTCACGTGCGGCGAAAGAGCCAAGCATGTTTCGCACTTCATTATTCTTAAAGTTGGGCACGAACAAGTCATAATAGTTCTTCCCGACGGCAACGTCGGACTGGGTGAAGAGTCTGAGGATTTGGGTGACGAATTCCTTATCCGACCCAGCCATCTTCCCAGACTTCCAATCGGTGACATCTTCTCCAAGGTCTACTTCATCCTCGATCCAGTGCGCCTTTTCATGACGCTGTGTGATTTCTACGGCCCAAGGGTACTGAAACGGCTTATAGACCTTAGAGAATTCCAAGAGCCCACCGCGCTCCTTGACAAGCAGCTTGTCGCCCTGCGCCACAAGTTCAGTGTACCCACCGATGCGCTTACCATCGATGAATACCTGCGGCACAGTATTTACCTTGTGCTGCTGATAGAATGCATAACGAATTTCTTCATTGTCCATTCTATCTTCTGTATATGACAAACCGCGAGCCGTCAGCCACTCCTTTGCCTTCTCACAAAAAGGGCAGCCAGTCTTTGATACAATACGAATATCCATAGTCTTTAGCCCTGACATGCTACGCATTCCTCCTGCGACTGTTCTTGAACCTGCACTTCGCTGATATCAATCAGCTTATTGCGCTCAACCTTCTTAGATACGTTCTCTGCACGATTTGAAGATTCTGTGCGAAGATAATATAGACCCTTGCAACCAAGCTTCCATGCTGCAAAGTGAACCTTATGCAGTAGACCTCTTGACTCACCAGCCGGGAAGAATAGATTGAGTGACTGACCCTGGCAGATAAACTTCTGACGATCAGCAGCCTGCTCAACAATCTCCATCTGATCAATCTCGATGGCCGTAGCAAACACTCGCTTCTGATGCGCGCTCAGGAAGTCAAGATGCTGCACCGAACCACCATTCGTGATAATGCTGGACCATACCTCATCCGTATCCTTACCGATGACAGTCAGAAGTTGCTTTAGATACACATTCTTAACAAGATGCGAGCCAGCACGGGTACGATGCGTAAATGCATTTGCCTTCCACGGCTCGATAGATGGCGAGCAACCATGCACGATAGAGCTATTTGCATTCGGTGCAATAGCAATCAGGTGTGCATTTCGCATACCCGTGCCGACCATGTCTGGCGCTTCACCACGCTCGGCTGCGAGTGAGCGGGACTCAGTGATAGCCTTCTCCTGGATATCTGCGAATATGAGTCGATTGATTTCCCGGGCTTGTGGGCTTCCAAACGAAACGTCCCGCTGTTGGTAATATGAGTGCAGACCCATTGCGCCAAGACCGAGCGACCGCTCGCGCTGCGCGGAGAATCGTGCGCGCGAAATTTCGTCTCCAGCATTCTCGATGAATACCTGAAGCACGTTGTCCAGCATTCGAATCAGGTCCCGAACGATATTGGAGTTCTTCCACTCGTCGTACTTCTCTAGGTTTAACGAAGATAGGCAACATACTGCGGTTCTCTCCTCGCTTGTCGGTAGATGAATTTCATTGCAGAGGTTAGAACCGTGAATCTTTAGACCAAGGTCCTTGAGCGATTGCGGCATAGCAGCATTCGCAGTATCAATAAAGTTTAGATAAGGTTCACCCGTGCGATAGCGCACCTCAAGAATAGTCTCCCAAAGCTTTCTTGCACGCATTGTCTCGCGCACAGTATCATCATTCGGGTCACGTAGGTGCCACTCTGCGTCAGCTTCAACGGCCCGCATGAAGTCATCGGTAATGTTGACAGCGTGGTGCAGATTGAGACACTTGCGGTTCACGTCGCCAGTAGGCACGCGAATCGTCAGGAATTCCATGATGTCTGGGTGTGACACGTCAAGGTATGCAGCATAAGAACCCTTACGAGTTCTACCCTGGCGATATGCAGTCATGTCTGAATCGACAGTATGCAGAAATGGGATCGGGCCAGGCGCAACGTCAGACACAGATCGCACAGATGACCAGTGACCACCAACGCCACCACCCTTGACAGAAAGCCAGCGCAGCTCAGCCGTGTGATCGATTAGACCCTTTAGTGTATCTGGCACGTATGTCAGAAAGCAAGAAATCGGTAGAGCCTTGACCTTCTCACCCGGCAGAGCAGCATTAGACAGCACAGGTGACGCAAACATGAACCAACCCTTGGAGGCCGCGTTATAGATCCTCTGCGCGAGGCCAAGATCGCCACCAGAGAAAGCTACAGCCGCGCGAGCAAATGACTTCTGCGGCGTATCTTCATCCTTGCGACAATAGTAGTCACGCAAAAGAGTAAGAGAGAATTCTGAAAGTAAAGAGTCGCGTGAGGTGTCAATCGACACACCAAGGTGGTCAAGCAGCATATGTGCCTCCGGTAATGTTAGATGTTGACGATATTAGGGAAAATCTTAGCGATTTCTTTGGCACATTCTAATGCAACTTCACGATGTTCCTTCTGAGTCGAAGGATCAGTTCTAACTTCAATATAATGGAGCCAAGAGCGAATAGATCCCTTCATATAGATGCGCGAAGTAGTTAGCCCTTCGGGCAGGACAGCGCGAGCCTGCTCCTTAGCGATACCATTATCAATGGCCCACTTGTATTCGCGCTCGGCAGCAAATAGAGCGCGCTGCTGCGCACGATACCATTCATTTTGCAAATGAACATCATCGACATCAACACTATTCTGTCGATTCTTGTTATCTTGCAGACGAGCCTCACGTGTTACAAACTGCATGTCCTTAGTCGGGTCAGCATACCGCTGACTAAACTCTTGAAATGAGAATGAACGATGCCGAATAATTTGGTGCGTAATGTCTCGCGTAGTTTCAATTTCAAGCGTAGCATCGACCATTTCTAGAGGCGACCAGTGCTTGTGCTTGACAAGATATCTCACCAGCTTCTCCGCAGTCTCGCTATTATACTGATTGCTCGGGTTGGATACCCGAGCGCAAAATGCTACTAGCTCCAGAGCATCTGAGATACCCTGGTTCTTAATCTCATCCACAGGTTGAGTATAAGAAATTAGTCTGATCTTCGGCCCACCCATAATATCCTCCATTAACATTTCTTCCAATCACGAAGGGCTAGATTGAGAGCTAGCCCTTGGTGGGTGAAGGTATTTAGCAGAGCCACCACCTCTGAGGGGTCTACCCCATCTACCACTGACTCATTGATATCCTTATATTTCCAAGTCGATGGCCAAATTACCATAGAAATATTTTTGGTAATCATTTTTTGCATCTGATCAACCAACTGCTTGTTGCGAGGCTGATTGTCAAACACCAGAACGGCCTTGTCGCCTGGGAGATACGACAAAGCGCGAACCATGTCAGTACCACCAGGCGCAATTGAATTAGGCACCAGCATCGAGTCAAATTGACCCTCAAGCACGTAAACAGTCTTACTCACATCAACACGATCTAGCCCATA